GTACCGCTACTTCCACTTGTACCACTACTTCCACTTGTACCACTACTTCCACTTGTACCACTACTTCCACTTGTACCACTACTTCCACTAGATCCACTACTTCCACTACTTCCACTACTTCCACTTGAACCGCTAGATCCACTTGATCCGCTTTCACCACTTGATCCACTAGTTCCGCTAGATCCACTACTTCCACTACTTCCACTTGATCCGCTTGTACCACTTGTACCACTTGTACCACTACTTCCGCTGGATCCACTAGTTCCACTTGATCCGCTTGTACCACTAGTTCCACTTTCACCACTTGATCCACTGGATCCGCTGGATCCACTTGTTCCACTACTACCACTAGATCCGTTGGTACCACTAGATCCGCTTGTACCACTAGTTCCACTAGATCCACTACTACCACTTGATCCACTAGATCCACTAGTTCCACTAGTTCCACTTGATCCACTACTTCCACTGGATCCACTAGTTCCACTTGTACCACTACTTCCACTGGATCCACTTGTACCACTACTTCCACTGGATCCACTTGTACCACTACTTCCACTTGATCCGCTAGATCCACTTGATCCGCTTTCACCACTTGATCCACTACTTCCACTTGTTCCACTACTTCCACTTGTACCACTACTTCCACTTGTACCACTACTTCCACTAGATCCACTACTTCCACTAGATCCACTTAAACCACTACTACCACTACTTCCGCTAGTTCCATTAGATCCACTAGATCCACTAGATCCACTTGTTCCACTACTTCCACTAGATCCGCTTGTACCACTTGTACCATTAGATCCACTAGTTCCGTTGGTACCGCTACTTCCACTTGTACCACTAGATCCACTAGATCCGCTAGATCCACTTGATCCGCTAGATCCACTTGATCCGCTAGATCCACTTGATCCGCTTTCACCACTTGATCCACTACTTCCACTTGTACCACTACTTCCACTTGTTCCACTACTTCCACTTGTACCACTACTTCCACTTGTTCCACTACTTCCACTTGTACCACTACTTCCACTTGTACCACTACTTCCACTTGTACCACTTGATCCACTACTTCCACTAGATCCACTACTTCCACTAGATCCACTTTCGCCACTTGTACCACTAGTTCCACTAGATCCACTAGATCCACTTTCGCCACTTGTACCACTAGTTCCACTAGATCCACTTATTCCACTACTTCCACTAGATCCACTACTTCCACTTGTACCACTAGATCCGCTTGTACCACTTGTACCATTAGATCCACTAGATCCGCTTGTATCACTAGATCCACTAGTTCCGTTTGTACCACTAGATCCGCTTGTACCACTAGATCCACTAGTTCCACTTGTACCACTAGATCCGCTTGTACCACTTGTACCATTAGATCCACTAGTTCCGTTGGTACCGCTACTTCCACTTGTACCACTAGATCCACTAGATCCACTAGATCCACTTTCGCCACTTGTACCACTAGTTCCACTAGATCCGCTGGTACCACTAGATCCGCTGGTACCACTAGATCCGCTGGTACCACTAGATCCGCTGGTACCACTAGATCCACTTGATCCACTTGATCCACTACTTCCGCTGGTACCACTACTTCCACTTGATCCACTAGATCCACTAGATCCACTAGATCCACTTTCGCCACTTGTACCACTAGTTCCACTAGATCCACTTAAACCACTACTTCCACTTGTTCCACTTGTTCCACTACTTCCACTTGTACCACTACTACCACTAGATCCACTTGTACCATTTGTACCACTTGTACCACTTGTACCATTAGATCCACTAGATCCGCTTGTACCACTAGATCCACTAGTTCCGCTTGTACCACTAGATCCGCTTGTACCACTAGATCCACTGGTTCCGCTTGTACCACTAGATCCGCTTGTACCACTAGATCCACTAGTTCCACTTGTACCACTAGTTCCGCTTGTACCACTAGATCCACTTTTGCCACTTGTACCACTTGATCCACTACTTCCACTTGTACCACTACTTCCACTAGTTCCACTGGTTCCACTAGATCCGCTTGTACCACTAGATCCACTAGATCCGCTTGTACCACTAGATCCACTAGATCCGCTTGTACCACTAGATCCACTAGTTCCACTGGTACCACTAGATCCGCTGGTACCACTAGATCCGCTTGTACCACTAGATCCACTGGTTCCGCTTGTACCACTGGATCCACTTTCGCCACTTGTACCATTTGTACCACTAGTTCCACTAGATCCACTTAAACCACTACTTCCACTTGTTCCACTTGTTCCACTTGTTCCACTTGTTCCACTTGTTCCACTTGTTCCACTAGATCCGCTTGTACCACTAGATCCACTTGTTCCACTTGTACCATTAGATCCACTAGTTCCGCTTGTACCACTACTTCCACTAGTTCCGTTTGTACCACTAGATCCGCTTGTACCACTAGATCCACTAGTTCCGTTTGTACCACTAGATCCGCTTGTACCACTAGATCCACTAGTTCCGCTTGTACCACTAGATCCATTGGATCCACTTGTACCACTAGATCCACTTTCGCCACTTGTACCATTTGTACCACTAGTTCCACTAGATCCACTTAAACCACTTGTACCACTTGTACCACTACTACCACTAGATCCACTTGTACCACTAGATCCACTAGATCCGCTTGTACCACTTGTACCACTAGATCCACTAGATCCACTTGTACCACTAGATCCACTAGATCCGCTTGTACCACTTGTACCACTAGATCCGCTTGTACCACTAGATCCGCTTGTACCACTACTTCCACTAGATCCGCTTGTACCACTTGTACCACTAGTTCCACTTGTACCACTGGATCCACTTTCACCACTTGATCCACTTGTACCACTAGTTCCGCTAGATCCACTTGTACCACTACTTCCACTTGTACCACTACTTCCACTTGTACCACTACTTCCACTTGTACCACTTGTACCACTAGATCCATTAGATCCGCTAGATCCGCTAGATCCACTAGATCCACTAGTTCCACTAGTTCCACTAGATCCACTTGTACCACTTGTGCCACTAGATCCACTTGTACCACTAGATCCGCTTGTACCACTGGATCCGCTTGTACCACTAGATCCACTTTCACCACTTAATCCGCTGGTTCCGCTAGACCCACTTAAACCACTAGATCCGCTGGATCCAGTTGTACCACTTGATCCACTTGATCCAGTTGTACCACTTGTACCGCTAGATCCACTACTTCCATTAGTACCACTTGATCCGCTAGATCCACTTGTACCACTGGATCCGCTAGATCCACTACTTCCGCTAGATCCACTTGTACCACTTGTACCACTAGTTCCGCTAGATCCACTTGTACCACTTGTACCACTTGTACCACTAGTTCCGCTAGATCCACTTGTTCCGCTTGTACCACTAGATCCGCTTGTATCACTAGATCCGCTTGTACCACTAGATCCGCTTGTACCACTAGATCCGCTTGTACCACTAGATCCGCTTGTACCACTAGATCCGCTTGTACCACTACTTCCACTTAAACCACTTGTACCACTTGATCCGCTAGATCCACTTGTACCACTTGATCCGCTAGATCCACTTGATCCACTTGATCCACTTGTACCACTTGTACCACTTGTACCACTTGTACCACTTGATCCACTTGATCCACTTGTACCACTTTCACCACTTGTACCACTTGTACCACTTGTACCACTTGATCCACTTGTACCACTTGATCCACTTGTACCACTTGATCCACTTGTACCACTTGATCCACTTGATCCGCTAGTTCCACTGGATCCACTTGATCCGCTAGTTCCACTGGATCCACTTGATCCGCTGGTTCCACTGGATCCACTTGTACCACTTGTACCACTAGATCCACTGGTTCCACTTGATCCACTAGTTCCGCTAGATCCGCTGGTACCACTAGTACCACTTTCACCACTAGTACCACTTTCACCACTAGTACCACTTTCACCACTAGATCCACTTTCGCCACTAGATCCACTTTCACCACTAGTACCACTTTCACCACTAGTACCGCTAGATCCACTACTTCCGTTAGTACCACTTGATCCACTAGATCCACTTGATTCGCTAGATCCACTTGTACCACTAGTTCCGCTAGATCCACTAGATCCACTACTACCACTAGATCCACTGGATCCACTACTTCCGCTGGTACCACTTTCACCACTACTTCCACTTGTTCCACTTGTACCACTAGATCCACTAGATCCACTACTTCCGCTGGTTCCACTTGATCCACTACTTCCACTAGTTCCACTGGTTCCACTGGTTCCACTACTTCCACTAGTTCCACTGGTTCCACTACTTCCACTACTTCCACTAGTTCCACTGGTTCCACTAGATCCGCTTGTACCACTAGATCCACTAGATCCACTAGATCCACTGGTTCCACTTGATCCGCTAGTACCACTAGATCCGCTTGTACCACTAGTTCCACTTTCGCCACTTGTACCACTTGTACCACTTGTACCACTAGATCCGCTAGATCCACTACTACCACTACTTCCACTTGTACCACTGGATCCACTTGTACCACTAGATCCACTAGTTCCATTTGTACCACTTGTTCCGTTAGTTCCGTTAGTTCCGCTCGTTCCGCTAAATCCACTCGTTCCGCTAGTACCACTTGATCCAGATGAACCTTTTTCACCACTACTACCACTAGTAGCACTAGTACCACTTAATGCGCTTTCGCCACTAGTTCCGCTAGTACCGCTTGTTCCGCTTGTTCCGCTTGTTCCGTTAGATCCACTTTGACCGCTACTACCACTTGTGCCTGTGCCAGATATACCACTTGTACTTACATTACTACCTATAGCAAAAACATAACCACATGCAGGAAATGAGAATTTTATTGTGGCTGTGTTTTTATTATTTAAAGTTATGCTTTCAGGTATTATTTGATTTAAATCTTGATCATATACAATGAACAATACAAATTCCGAATTTAAATTATGATTATATACCCATGTATCTGTTTTTGAATCACATGGAAATTCTTGTATAGACTGTGTATTTTTTTGTAAATTGGCATTACAATTAATAATAACACGTAATTCTTCGATTATTTTAAGAAACAGTGGTGTAGTAGGATCTTTAAAAGTCGCTGTTAATTTTTTGTAGTCATACAAAGCATTGTCCAATTTTAATGGAGAAACTTCACATGGATCTTTCTTCAATGTTGACATTTTTAATAAATATAAAGAAAACCATTAAGCAATACCAACAAAATGTATAAAAATTGAAATACTAATTATTATTAATTAAATAGAGTAATTGGTATTCGTCTCCATTGTGATGTGCTATAAATATAAAAATAATTACCATCATAACTTACCCATCCATCTTCTCCATAATCAGATGACTGATATGGCACTTGATGATAGAATTTATCAGGAAATCTTTGAAATATTCTGAAAGCTGTATTTATAGGTCTTTTATTAGCTGTAGTGTATACAGGATTACCATTACAGTCATATCCACTTATATATGTTTGACTACTATAATCATAGTCAAATGTAGCAATTTCTCTTTTTAACCACCCAGATGGATATTGATATACGTAAATATACTTACTGTCATATGCTAACCATCCATTTTCACCATAATCAGTAATAGATTTAGGTGCTGGGTGAAATGGCGTATTTACTATATTTTGATAATTTGACGGTATTTTGTTATAACCATCTAAATTGGTTACTTCATTTGGCTTTAATGCCATTGTACCTTGACCAGTTACATCGGTATAATCCAATGGACTGTCTTTTAGATTGCTATTGTTTTTAATAATATTAGTTGTAATTGTGCCCATTTCACTCGCACTAGCAACAGCATTTTCTTGCATCATTACTTTTCTTACGGTAAATAGCTTTTGGGTAGTATTTTTTACCCCGTTTAAATTTGTTATATAATTTTCATTTAACAAGTAAGCGTTGACATTTATATCGAACGTTGTTTTGATATTACGATCTTCGCCGTCGTTAACTTCTTGTTCGATGCTATAACTGTCTATCCTAGCTCTAAATTTAAATCTCTCAGCGTCACCCCAGTAGTCTTTAGCTGCGTAGTTTATTTGTTCCAGTAACTTATTATTTTGATCTACATAATCAGTCCAAATGATGCATTCGTATGTTATATTTACGTGAACTGGTAAACTTACGCTATAAATTTGTTTGGTTGGTTTGCTAGTAAAAACACCTTTATTCATTAGATCAAAACGATCATACTTGTTTTTTTCACTATAATTCATTATAGTTTCGTAGTTTAGATAACGATTAAACGTGGCAAGTTCTTTGTTATTTTCAACACTTTTTCTACGAAACATTATGGCTGGCAACAATATTTTGCCTTGATTATCTCTAATATGACCAAACTTTTTCATAGCAAACCATCTTTCAGGATTGCCATATATAACTGGTACTTTTACAACTTCACCATTATCATTAACTTGAAGTCTGAGTGTATCATTCAAAGTATTAATAATAGCTGTATCAATATCTAATAAAGTAACCGTGAAATTTTTCTGTTTATCAGTATCACGGCGAGTTGCATTGGCTCTATTATAAAGCTTTTTACTATCTGATTGAGCTGATGCGTTTTCAATCGGATTTGGCGGTGGATTTACATTAGTATTTGGACCCCATGCCATAAATTATGTTTGTCTTTCTACGAGGTTAAGTTTGCTTAGTCTTGTGTAATGAGTATTAACAATTAAACTCAAAGACTTGTCTGGATGACCACCCGCAAATTGTTCTTGGATAACATTATCAATTTCGTAATAACGTTGATTGTACAAAACCAAATCGCCAATTTCTGGAAAATAGTTGGTGGTAATACAATCACGTTCTCTGAATCTATAAACAATGTCTTGTTTTCTATCAGGTCCATAACCTTGATTTTCAGTATTAATATCTTCACGTTGAACAAGACAACTCAAATCAATACCCGAATAGAACACCTTTCCTTTGTCACTGCTACTTTCACCATAAATATTGGTATTGGTTTCATAAGCAGCAATCTTAAATACTTGAACAACACATTCAATTATATCACCTATTAATTCAGAACTAACGCTGTTCAAGAAGTTTAAGTCTCTTGAAGAAAAATATCTACCAGGTGAATAGTTGTTATTATAAATACCAACATCTGTGCGAGTTGATGTCCAATATTCTTTAAATTTTGGATCCGTTTTTGGATACTGTGGAGATACAGGTGCAGCCATATGTTTTATCCTATATAAATATGTAAAGGTACACGGGACAACATCTTATTCATTTCTTCACTTTCTTTTCCTTTATTTTCTAATTGATTAACACGAAGTGTCTTTTCCAACATATCTCTTAGTTTTTCAAGCAATGAATCTTTTTCTTCTTTGGCTTCGGATCGTAATTCAGCGCCATCAAGAGTTACTTCTCCACCAGGAATTGGTACTGTACTATATTTTTGAAGAATCCGACCCAATGTTTCCTTACACAACGCTAAGAAATATTTTTTAATCCACTGTTTACCAGGCTGATTAATTTTACAATATGTGCAGTATTCGTATGGAATATCACTGGGGTCACTAATATATTCATAACGAGATCCACTATAAAAGTTGGTAATATCACGTTCACTTTCAACGATGTAATCTATATATACCTTGAAATTTTCAGATGGTATTGGAAATATTCTCAACTTGTTATTACCTAAAATTTCAAAACTATAAGCGCTTTTACGAACCATATCATTGAATTCAATGGCCTGTACACGTTCCAAATCTTCAAAAATAGGAGTCATCAAGAATTGTGTAGCAGGACTATAAGCCCCAAATCCCATTTCACCGAGTACGTTACTGTAACTCATTCCTGTCATACTAAATGGATCGTATATACGAGCAATTGCTGGGGGTCTATTATGAAATATTCTTTTTACTTCAATTCGTGACCCAGTTAAATGTTCAATGTCTCGACCAATTAAGGTATTCAAGTCATAAACCTGATGTGTTTTGCCAGGGTTGATACTACCACTAATAGTTACATAGTTACGCTTAACTTCATATTCACCGCCAACAAGTGCTTCGGCTCCATATTGTTTGCTCAGTTGAACTATAAAAGGTAAACCAGTACTCTTTACGCCCATCCCCGTTAAATTTTTATATTTATTTTGAGGCAATCCCTGTAAATCAACCATGTTGTTAACAATATTAAATTCATTAACTACACGGTTATATTCTAGTACAGATTCTTCAAAACATGCGTAGAAATTAACGTCGATCATTTCAATATCAACGATTGGATACCCCAACCGTTTTGCTGCCCACATCGCACTGCTACTACAATCATTTGCAAATGTGGTTTCAGCTCCAACGCAACTTTCGTTTAGATAATAGCCAAATGGCACAGTGTTTATATTAACACTACTACCACTCCCGGGCCATCTTACCCTATCTTGGTCCAAATTAGCACTCATTGATTATAAATATCTCTGGAGTGAGATAATACAACTAAATTAGTGGATTAATAACCAAGTACCCACTACATCTGCTCTATTTGCACTATCGTCGCCGTCACCTGGTTTAACTATAACATTCCACTTTGGTTTATCTCCCACAGGAATTTTCATCATTTCATCGTAGGTAATGACACTGTCTTCAGAAACATTATACTTTAATGCTAACTTTTTCTTTAAAATATCAATAGCGGATGGGGATTTATAAACCAACTTTTTAATTGTTTTATTTGGCTTATCTGGATCTGGTACTTCTTCTCTATCAACTAAATCAGCAAACATTTGCTTTGGTACTACAGTTGAATGTTTAGTTGTTTTAAAATCGACTTGTTTTTCTTGATCAGGTTTTGCACCCGCACTAAAATTCATCTTGAAATTGACTGGTTTATCACCTTTAGCCACATCTGCCATTTTAGTATAAGCATAAAAGTCTACGTTGGGAAATGTTTTTGCAACACTATATGCTAGGTTTACATAATCAGGACTAAAGAAATCGCCTGAATCATGCCATCTAATCACAGTTTTTACATTTTTCTTTGAATTTTTTTCAACTGCTGCACGAATTTCGTTTGATAACATATTTTTATAACCATCCGGATCGTTCAACAAAAAGTTAAGTTGTCTTGTTTGCGATGTGTTAACTGGTACATATTGTACATAACCGCCTTTTTTAGCATAACAATAAACTTTGCATGCACCTGCGCCTGGACACGTATTTATGATAACAAATTTTTGATTCTTTTCGTCATAACCAAGTCCTTGTAAAGCTGGCAATCCTATATTATAAAACTGAGTACTTTCACCGCCACTGTGTGAAATTTTTTCATTTTGTTTTAAAATCTTATCAGGACGTGTGGTGATATGGGTTTTTAGTTTGTTTAAATCAAACCTACGGCCACTTGGATCTACAATTTGTATCTCTCTGGCAAGCTTTGGATGTACATATGGATACTTGAATTTATCAGTTGGATCTTTTGTAGTAGTATACTTTTGTTTACCTTTTTTATCCAATTTAGGCAATCCAGTTTTCTTATAAACTGCAGGTTGACCGGCCGATCTGTCTAAATATCCTTGTAATTCATCGGATGGCAATTCTGTGGTGCCAGCGCCTAACATATCAGCTTCGTCTAATTCTTGTGCAACAAATGAATCTAATGACTGTACAGCCGATGCTGGTAATCCTAGACTTTCATACATTTTAACTTCGGTTAGCAAATCGATTAATTTCATATGTGTTTTGTTATTCTTACTTTTCAACTGCCGTTACCTTTTATTACACGGTTATACTTTTCTTTGAGTATAAATATCAGTTTTATTATAAAAAGTAATATTTATATTATATGAACTTTAAAAAGCAACTGTTTTATACTATTGTAATTTTGATATTAACTGGATGTATTTCATCAGAGGTTAAATCAGCAAAGCAAGTTAGTGTGGCACAAGATGCCGTTGCAAAACAAGAAGCCAAAGTAGACAATACAATGGTAGAATTGGAAAAAGTAGAAAAAGGTAAAATAGTACAAACTTCTTCTTTATCAATTGGTATTCAACATTCGTTAAGTCAAGTAACTAATGCGCCTATACAAGTAGAAACAGCTAAATCTTTGAATGAACGAGTAATTTCTATCGTTGGTTCTCCACACATAGATGAAATTAAAAGAATTAAAGCTACAGTTGATCTGCTTAATTCTCAAGTAGCTGAAGAACGAAAAAAAGGTGATCAATTATTATCACAACGGGACGAAATCATAAACAAATTACAAAAAGAAAAGTCTGCTTTAAAAGAAAAGTATGATGATGAACTTTGGCAAATGACTGATAAAGCAAAAGAAATTGCAAAAGAAGCAGATCAAAGCAAGGCTACACTTGATACAATGAGTGGTATGTTTGGATTAAATGCTGTATTTTGGGGTTTAAAAAAGTTCTTTATTAGTGCTTTAACCGCAATTATCATATTTGTTGTAGTATTCGTTATACTTAGAATATTAGCAACAGTACATCCAGCAGCTGGTGCAGTATTTAGTATATTCAATATGATCGGATCCGGACTATTAAGTTTGGTAAAAGTATTAACTCCACATGCATTTGAAATATCTAACTTTGCTTCAAAAGACAAAGTTGATGAATATAAGTCCCCACTTACTAAGATAGTTGATGTAATTCAAGAACTCAAAGAAAAGCAAAAAGAATCTCCTGACAGAGTATATCCATTGACCGAAGTGTTAAAGAGATTTGACAAAGAAATGGACAACTCTGAAAAAGATTTGATTGATGATATCTTGAAAGAACAAAAGTGGACGAAGTGAGATAATTAAATATATTTATTATATAATTGTTTTAGGTGTTAAACTCGTTTTAAATAACCAAAAACAAATATGGACACAAATACTGTACAAGTAATTTCAGAAAAAGTATTAGAATCAACAGCGCAAGATATGACAGGCAAATATGTCTGGATGTTCTTAGCCGGTTTAGTAATTCTAATATTCAAATCAAGCATTGAAAAGTTAGCAGCTGCGCTTTTTATGTTTATTGGATCCGATTATAAAGAAGATGACGTTGTATATGTTGATGGTAAACCAGGAAGAATTGTACGTGTAGGTTTAACCAAAACGGTATTCTTTATATATGATGTAGTAGATGGTAAGGTTGTAGGTGGCAGTAAATTAGTTATTCAAAATGAAAGATTGGCCGGTCTAAATATAGAAAAACCACTACCTCAGTTGGATTTGGCTCGTTTCAAAAAAGAAAACAAACAAGACTAATTTACTTATGGCAATCAATATTTTTACCCACATTAAACGAGGGTTGTATGATAACGTATACAATTGCATCGAAAAAGAAAAAATAGACGTTAATCAGAGAGATGACGATACCGGCAATCCACCATTGGTTGTTGCAGTAGAAGAAAATCAAATAGAAATAGTCAAATTGTTATTAAATCGTGGCGCCGATGTAAATGTAAAAGATTGGACAAGCAAAAATACTGCATTAGATATATCTGAACAAAAAGGGTTTAAACACATTTCAGAATTATTGCAAGGTCGAGGTGCAAAATATAGTAGTGGTAGCAGTTTTCATTTGGCTGCTAAGAATGGTGATATTGTTTCTATTGAAGAAATGTTGAGTAAAAAACAAGATATCAATGAAGTTGACGCTGGTAAAGGTTGGACAGCACTACACTATGCGGTTAATTATGGACAAAAACATTTGGTTGAATATTTAATTGTTAAAGGTGCTGATGTCAACAAGAAAGATTTCTTAGGTAAAAACAATCCAATAGATGTGTTATCCAATGTTAATAGAGGTGAAATTGTTAAGTTGTTAAATAAAAATGGCGCTAAATCTGCTGGTGGTGTTAATATTCATTTTTGTGCTGAAACCGGTGATTTTGAAGGTGTACAGTCATTTTTTGATAAAGACGGTAAAATTAATGGTAGAGATGAAAAGAATGGATGGATGCCATTACATTACGCCGTTAATGCTAACGATGTTGATATGACGGAGTTTTTGGTACATTTGGGTGCAAATGTTAATGGTGCAGATTTTAAGGGAGAAATTGCTCCGTTAGACATTGCATTCAAGACAGGCAATGTAGAAATGCAAAGTTATTTACAAGCCAAAGGTGCTTTAAGAAAGAAGAAACACGATACGGGTGGTAATGGTAAAGATGTAAACATTTATATTACAGATGAAGTTAAGAAACAAATTGCGTTATTCATTGAAAAACGCAATCGTGAAGAAGAAGCAATAAAGAAACTAGAAGCAGAACAGACTGCAAAAGAACCAAAAAAGAAAGATGCACCAACAAAAAAGATTAACTGGAAAGACTTTTTAAAATTAAAGAATATGCCGGTTGTAGAAAAGAAAGAAGAACAACCAAAGGTTGAAGTACCAAAACCAGTTAAACAAATAGTTCGTAAAGTTGACAAGATCGACGTGGAAGTCAAATCAGGACGATTACAATTAGATACTGAACAAGAAGGTTTCATATTCTTTATGGATATTGTGGCTTACAGTAAAAAAACCACAGATGAACAAAAGAAGGCTTGTAAAGACTTGGGTACACTAGTTAAATCTACAATGCAATATAAAACAGCTAATGCTCTTGAAAAGTTGATTATATTACCCACCGGAGATGGTATGGTAATGGGATTTTTCACGTATCTAGAAGATGCAATGAATTGTGCCGTTGCTATAGCTAAAGCAGTAAAAGATAGACCCGACTTACAAATGAGAATGGGTGTACACTGTGGACCTGTAATTCCAATGGAAGATATCAATGGAAATCTTAATATAAGCGGTGATGGAATCAATTATGCTCAAAGAGTAATGGATGCGGGTGAAACAAATCATTTATTAGTTAGTTCAGCTGTAATGTTGAAATATGATAGACCAGCATACGTTTTGGTAAATGATTTGGGGGATGTAATTGTAAAACACGGTGTAATAATGCATTTGTACAGTTTACACGGTACCGAGTTTGGTAACAAAGAATTTCCATCAAGTAGAGTAAAAAAAGCAGAACCAACAACAAATAAACCATTATGAAAATGATACCTTTGGGAAGACAATATCACGCAAGTGTTGTTAATACAGATTTGGATGTATATAAAATAAAAGATAAAGTAATGGGTGTACGTACAAGTAATCATCCAGGTCCATTTCAAATTTCAGATAAACTCGGTATCATTAAAGATAACGATACCAAGATCAGAATTGTAGTTTATAATTCAAAAGGCTTGTTTTATTTAATATAAATGTTGACATTCTTTATTATAGGTTTATAATGGGGGAATGTCCGAATATTGTGATACCTCATTGCTTTATCTCAAAAGTATCAATAAGAATGTTGCAAAAACTCTTATTGAAAAAAACCATTATACACACAAATGGTCTCTTTGTACTGTAGCTTATGGAGTTTATTATAAAGAGTATATTGAAAGCACATTCTTTGGTGGTTTTAACGAACGCCTAATAGGTGTATTAGTATATGGAAATGCCGTGGGTAGAAATGCAAGTACCAGCATATGTCCTCTACTTACTAATAACAATGTGTTGGAATTAACACGACTGTGGATTGCAGATGGTTATGGTAAAAATATAGAAAGCTATTGTATAGCTGAAAGTTTTAGATTATTAAACACAGATTATCCACAAATAAAATGTATTCTTAGTTACGCGGATAGTGAAGCTGGTCACGTTGGAACAATATATCAAGCAACTGGATTTGTATATCAAGGTGATAACTATGTGGATATTGCACTGATGCCTAACTATAGTGTTAGTTTAATTGGCCCCACTGAATATGATTGGATACATAGTAGAAGTGTATATGCACGTTGGAAAACACACAGTGTAGATAAACTAAAAGAACGTATTGGTAGAACATTTTGGCGCAAACGTGAAAGCGGTAAACATCGTTATATCAAGTTTATAAGCAACAAGATAGAAAATAAGAAACTGGTTAAATCTCTTAAACATAAAGTTCTACCTTATCCCAAAGATACTTCGTTCAAAGAAGAAGTGCAAGAAATCGTTGTAGAAAATACCAACGAATTTTTCGATTAGTGCAAGAAAAAACCCCAACTTTCGTTGGGGTTTTTGAGTTATTTTATTTCTACTAAGTATTATACGGTATCGAGATCACCGATAATAACTTTTCCATAGAACTCTGGGCGCACGACCTTCTTAGCGTAGCGGGTCATTACACCTCTACGTGGAGTGAAGTTCACTGGATCATAGACCAATGGAGTTTGGATTAGTGGGATATAAGGAGCATATACTGCGCCTGTTTCTAGGAAGTTATTTCCACGGAAACCAACCAATACGATATTATCGGTCATATATGGGTTCTTGTAAACTTGGAAGCGACTTGCGAAGCTACCAACACGTGCAACGCCCATTGCGAACTTAGCACTGTCACCATCGGTGTTTACTACATATCCTGGAATTGATTCCAAGATGGTTGCTACGTCTGGACTTACGACCAAGAAGTTAGCACCACCACGGAGGGTCAATTTTTGGATTGTGTTAGATACCTTTTGAATCTTGTTACCAAGAGTTTGGAACCAAGTGCTCTTAACGTAAGCTGTACGATTTGCAGAAGCATTTGCATTACGTGTGAATACTGCGTCACCAGTAGTTGCATTCAATCCCTTGCTGAATTCAACACCGATTTGGGCGGACCAAGCTTCGGTAGTTATACCTTGAACGGCACCGTTCAACATTTCTAGGATTTCTAGATCGATTTCCATAGATACGTATTCACTCAACAGAGCAGTCAATTCTGCTTCTGCATCAATAGAGTGATATGCGTTCAAGTCTTGCGCTAATTCTGGGGTCCAGACTGCCTTTAGTTTACGGGTCTTAGCAACGATTGGTTCGCTGTTTAGTACCAAGTTAACTTCTGGGATACTGATATCAGTGTCGATGCTTTGAGTAGCAACGTTAGCAGCTGTACCAGAACCTTCACCTGGTGTCTTACCAGCTTCAAAGTCACCACGTAGGTTGTCCGTAGGTTGTAGACTATAGATCAATTTAAGTCTTGGACCGGAGGCGGCGCCAGCGAATGTACTCTGTGAAGCGGATACGATGTATACAGTTTGATAGAATGGATTGCTCAAACTACCAGTATTGACCGCTTTGCTGTAAGTGTTCAACACCACACCGTTTTTAATGAGTGCGCCTGGATTGGTCGCACCTGAACCTGAGATCAAGTTGAATGAACGCACTGCATTCAAGTCAACGTTGTATAGATTTCCGTAACTTGATACAGGGGTATTATTATCATCGTGATTCAAGATTACTTTAAACAATTTCTTAGCTACCACGGAACCACTCAATTCAGCATCAAATTGTACGTCATTCCAAGAAGCGGTTTGAATTGTACCACCGTTATTGGTTGCTCCTGATGAATACGTGATTGTAATAGCGGAACTACTTACTGGACGAACTGAATATGCAAAAGCACCTTGGCCGTATAAACCACGTACTGCGCTATCAGTTGAACCCAATTTCTTGCCTGTACCACCAAACAAACTGTCGTTCAATTGCTTACCGGCGCGGGTAGTTACAGAACTACCGTTGTTCAAGTTGCGCAAATCTGAACCAGGAGCGTTAGTACCATACTTGAAGTCTAGATAGAAGATTAGACCAGATGGTAGATTCATTGGTTGAACGCTTACGAATTCCTTCGCAGCGATTTCAGCAAACACACGACGAACCAATGGAAGAGCTACGCCAGCCCATTGTTCTGAACTGGTAGATGTACCAGTTGTGGTTGCTTCGTCAAGCAATTGTTTTGCTTGATTTTCTAATAGGATTGACATATGTGCTTTTTCAACACCTTTGCAACCTTCTAGGAGGCCTGTCTTTTCCCATTTGCCTTGTAGTCCACGTGTTTCTGCCATTAATTTGGCCTGTGGATTCATATTGTTTGTCAATAGACTTTTAATATCCATACTCATATTTGTATCTTTCTTTATTTAATTACTGTTAGGTTTTTACTCGCAAACTAATTTTACTTCTTGATTCCTGCGAGTTTTTGGAATCTTGAAGTCATCTCGTCAGCGTGTGGTTCTACAATAGTAGATACTGGCTTAGTTGATGATACTTGTTTGCTTGCCAAACCTTCGGTGATAGTGTGAGCAGTTGTATTGGTTTTTTTCTTGACAACTGATGCACCGGAATTAAATGATTCGGCTAAAACTGTATATGCCAACTTGACTTCACGGATGTTTCTGGTCAAGTCGAAAGTGTTAATGATCTTAAGTTTTTGATCTTCGGTTAAACTCTTACCTTTGAACAACTTGTTGGTATAAAGCAACTTAGCATTCAATAGGTTGGTTTCAGATAGAACGCCCTTCATAAACTTAACAGTGCTTAGAGCTTCTGATAAATGTTTCTTAAGAGATTCGTTTTCTTCGTTGATAGCGACCAAAGCTTCTGCCATTTCTTCGGCGGAAACTTCGTCTGCATATCCTCCTTCAGAAGGAGATGGAACTTGTGCTGGAGCGGGAGCTGCAGGTACTTGATCTACAGGTGCTTGAGCATCAGGAGCAACAGGAGCTGGAGCTGGAGCTGGAGCTGGAGCTAGTGCAGAAGGATCTTCAGCTTCTAGTTCAGCAAGAAGTTCGTCTAGATTAATATCACCCATGTCTTCGCCCATTTCTTCACCTGTATCGGGTGTTTCAGAAGAACCTTGACTGTGCATTTCGTCAGATACTTCGCCTTCTAATTCAGCTAGAATTTCATCTAGTTCTTCACTAGTTACTTCATCGCCTTCTTCAGATGAAGCTTCTTCTTCAAGTTTAACATCAAATTCTTGTTTACCGTTTGAAGATGTAGACTTGAGTGTAGATGGATTTGCTGGCTTAGAAGTCTTAGCTGTTAAACCATCATTTTTACCAATGTTAGAAGATGCAAGCTTTTCTTCAATCTTACCTTCTTCTTCTTCGGTTGATTCTTCTGCCATTTCTTCTTTGAGTTTGTCCGCAAACATTTCTTTCATACTGTTTGCAAAACTTTCTTCAAGGAAGGTTTTTGCATTTGCCAATGCTGTTTCACGAACAGCCTTTGCATCCGCAATACTTTCTTTTAATAGATCGCTCATAATTATATTTCTGCCTTTCTTATTGTTATTTGTTTATGAAGCTATTGAAGAACTCCAAAGAAGATAAATCGCTGTCACATCAAAGAATGATGTATTTGAATAATAAATATAATTAAAAACGTAAATATATCAAAATATTTTATATTTATTGATATATGCCAGCACAAAGTGAAAAGCAAGCGAGACTATTCAGATTAGTACGAGCCTTACAAAAAGGAAAAATTAAACCTGGAAAAGTATCTTCAACAGTACGTACAATGGCTAGTACTATAAAACCAAGTAGCGTTAAAGATTTTACCAAACTAAAAGAAATATTGAAAAGTCTCAAAGAGTCTGAGTATTCACTGAGTGATTTTGACATTATCAAAGGAAAATCTTTTAATCAAGTGTTGAAAGAAAACGAAGGAGTTCCATTTGTCAAAAAAGAAATGTTGATATTTCAAAATAAGCAAAATGGATTTAGCGGATTTGGCAAAACCAATTTTATTCCAAATGCGCCGGAAAACACACAGATACAAACCGAAATATTCAGTAACGGTAGTACAAAAAAGTATGTGTTTAAAAAATTAATAGATCAAAAAAATGAAAATTTAATTGTTTATGCTTGTTTTGTACAAAGAACCTATCCTGATCGACCAGAAAAAGAAATATTTAGTATGTTGAGTACCGGTGTAGATAAAAACAAAGATAGTGAACAAACAAGTTCGTTAGCAGACTTTATAGATAGAATTAACTCTTATGGCCTATAATTTTAATCCCAATTTTTCTAAACATATGAATTCTAAAAAAGATAATTATAAGTTCATAAAAAGAACTGGCGAAGAAAACGCTTATTCAAATCCCGATGTACGTGAAATGAATAATAGTTATAACAAGTACAAATCGCCAAAATTAATTAACTTTATAAATAATGATAATTTTGAAGAAGAAAAAATGTACAAACTTGAAGATATAGATAATCCAAATGGATGGAATTTTATGGAGATAGATTTGTTAGGCGAAATGGATTTTCGTATAGATGACGAGTACAGAATGTTCTCTGAAGTAGAAGTTCCCTCTTTAGATATGGTTAATGAAAAGAGAAAAACCTTCGTCTATAAAACAGACGAAGGTTATGTATTAGAATCAAATAGAAAATATGTTTTTGAATCGTTTATCTCGATGTTGGAATTTATCGATTCTATACCGATGCGTTAGTACTAACATTGGTTGTTTGTGGATTTTCATTCATTGAATCTGCGATCTCAAAATAACGTTCCAATCTCATACCAACTTGTTCATACAACATTTCAAGTTGTTGTTCAATAGCTTTCATCTTTTGTGCTTCTTCGTACATCTTAGCGGCATCACGTTTGATTTCTTTCATATCACGTTCCACCATTTTAGCTTCCATCCATTCGTTACATTCTTTAATAGCATATCGTTCTGCTAAATTAACAGCTTCCATAATTTTTTGTGCTGTTTCATAGACACTATCAGCTTTTAATCCTTTACGATATTCGTTGTAAGATTTAATAACCCCGACCATTTTTGATTTTTCTTCTTTGGTCAAAGCGACATAAGTCGATTCCGTAGAGTTTTCCAGTAAATGTTTTAATTTCATACTTTATAAATATTATAGTTCTGATAGAATGTTGTGAATAATTCTTTCAACATTACTATATGGGTTAATTATTATTTTTTGTTCAACGCTTTCATTGATTTTTCCCTGTGGATACATAAAAGCTCCTTGTGTACTTGGATTGCTTACGAAATCAAACGCAATTAAATCAAAATCGTCTTGTACAACATCTGCATTTTCACGCATATCTTTTTTAACACTTCCTAATCCGCGACTACTAATACCCAAAAGAATACCTGATTGTAGCAAGTCTCTTAAAATGTTACCGCTAGGCGTAGGAAGAATTTCAACTGTACCAACTAAATCTTTACTTTCCCACCCCATATCTACGATATTATGACTTACATTTTTTAAGTTAACAACAGATGATTCTGGGTGATCTAATTCACCCATAGCACGACGTTGTTTAACGAAATTTTGCATATATTTCTCAGCTTCTCTCTTCAACACATCTACTGGATACACACGGCCGTTTTGGTTTTTTGCGTCGGCACGTTGTAATACGCCGGTTACGTATAATTTTCCATCTTTAAGAGATTCATTTAAAGATGTTTTTTTAAATTCAAATGGTAAAATATCTATCAGTACTTGTTTCATATATATTAAGCTTTAGGTTGTGTTGTTCCCGTTTGTGCGTTTTGATCTTGAGTAGTCGCATCCTCTTTATCAGCGGTTATTTTGTTTGATGGAACAACATTTTGTTGACTGTTTGGTTCAACTAATGCTTTTGATTTAGCAACTTGATATTGATCCTTTGGCTTCAAATTATCAGCATTGCCTAAAATTTTAAGTTTAAATCCTGGTTTAACAAAGAATTTAGCCACCTTTTGTTTATTTTCCTCTCGTCCAATAATTATGATGACATATCTATCATAATAATAATCAATCGCAACGCCTGTTACATTGATTGTATAATCTGTTTCAGGCTGTTTGTATCCTTTACTAGCTCTAACCACAATCTTCTTACCCAAAATTTTATCCTGTATTGACTTTTGAAGATTATTCTTTAATGCTTCAGTCGAACTTTTTAATTTTGTATCAAATGCTGTAAAGTCAGGAAGAACATCGTATGTTTTTAAATCTACTGACGGCGCCGCAGCGGGTTGTTTAGGTTGAGCAGGTTGAGCAGGTTGAGCAGGTTGAGCAGGTTGAACAGGTTGTGGGGCAGCAACTGGTTTATCTTCTTGTTCGTATTTAAGAGTATCAAATCTCTCATACATAGGTAAAGCACCTTGTTTATATCCAATTAAATTGGGATCCATATCAGGATCATTGTGTTGAACCAAACCATTTTCGTCAGTATATGTATCGCCTAATTCAATTGATTGTGCTGGTGTTGCGTAAGCCGGACCACTATACATTTGATTTTCCAACTTATATCCATTACTTCTTTTGATAGCTTTAGCTAACTTATATCCCAATTGTGTCGCTGCTCTAATGTTTCCTGGTCCACGGCGGCTAAATGCAAATGGTGTTCTAGCAGCATCGCCTCCAACTGAAACAGGACCAGACGCGACCGCACCTGTACCTGTTGTACTAGCTTCATTTTTAACCTTTAACTTGGTTAAAATTCGTTTAATCTTTTCTTTAAGATTTTGTTTCATTTTTGACATCAATCTTTTTAATTTCTTCTACTAATTCATACGCATTCAATAAAGATGTCAATTGATTTTCTTTAATTATACCGGCACAAGATTTAGTAGAAAATTGACTAATAACTTCATTTATTTTAATTTTAACTACGTCAGATGTAACATTTTTTACTTGGTCTTTTAATACCAAGCTGATTCTTTTGTATTCTTCATTGACATATTTTGTAAATTTACTGGAATTTGAAACATTGGTAATATATTCCTTCAATAGTTTCTTTTGATCTGGCAATAAATCGTTGTATTTACTATTGAAATTTTCAATTAAAAACTTGTATGCTAACAATCTAACGTCTGCAGTTTGACTTCCATAAACATCCAACGATTCTTGATCCGACTTCTTTTCTTTTGTCAAATTTTCAACGATGTACTCTCTGGATTCTATTAACTCAGTAACTTCAAACTTAACCCCACTTTTATCTTGGTCTTCAAATAATTTATAAATGGAAGCATATAACTTATAATTTGGGATTTTGTTCTTTAAAAAATCATCAATGTTATATTTTTCTTTAATTTCTTTGATGATACTATACTTTTGTTTATTTAATTCACGTTCGTCAAGTTTAGATCGTGTTTGTAATACAACACCCAAAAGTCGTTCGGCCGAAGATACATCTTTACTTTTTTGTTGTAAAATAAAATTATAAAGCTGCACCTCTTTTCCAAGTTCTTTACTTTCGTGGAAGTACTTGAACATTAAATTTTTAGTAAATGATTCATCTTTTCCCGCTAGAATGTCTGATGTAATTTGTCGAGTGAGTAGTTCAAACAATATTCCAGCATTCTTGAATTTTGAATGTTTTGCTTTCTTGTGCATATTATTTATTATTATTTATAAATATAATCAATGTGGTTAAATATATAGGAATTATACTATTCTTTTATATTTTGTTCGTCCATGAAAGAATTTTTGTTTCCTTCCATCAAACTTTCTTTTTCTTGATCCAACGTTTTTAACAAATCTGTCAGCCCCTTAATAGACTCCACAGACAATGGCGATCCATTTTTATATTTGTGCGATACTGATAAATCACTGCGTCTATTGTTTTCTAATGTGCCTAGTGGATCTTCCCCAAAAGGATATTTACTGGCATCTTTTCTACCAGTTTGATCACGTTTTTCTGATAACTTTGGGGGAGTTGATGGTTCACCACCAGCTTCAGCGCCGGTATCTTTACCACTATCATCTCCTCCTTCAGGAGCAGTGTCAGTCCCAGGCTCACTACCACCTGGTTCAGCTCCGCCACCACCGCCGCTTTCACCCTCCTTATCTTTTTTATTTAAAAAGGATAGAGCTGGATCATTGCCTTCTTCTTCAATCTGCTTAAATCTATAATTTCCTTTAGCGTCGTCGATTAGTTGTTTTTGCAGAGTTATCATATCATGATCTGATAAACCAAAGATATTTTCATAAATCCATTTCTTAGAAAATACTTTTTGTTCTTGCATATCTTTGCAAAGTTCCACTTTGCTCTTATATACATCGATTTTTTCTTTTTCAAATATAGTGGACGGATTAGTTAATTCCAGTGTAAAATCTACTAATGATTCGTCTCTATATCCTTGGCTATATAAATGAATAACCGCAATTTTATTCAATTCACTAACCATAATACGTTGTATACGTTCTACTGTTCTAGCAAATCTTATGTCTTCAGCTGCTAATGTAGCTTTACCACTCAATGATTCATCATATCCCAAAAATGCTTTGGGTATCTTAAGTGCTGCCATCATTTTATTACGAAGATACTCAATGTCATCGGTACCAGTCCACTCTAATCCAGATAAATTTTCAATACTGGTTCCACTATCACTACCACGAACAGGCAAGAAAAAGTCCTCTACCATGTTTTGTAGATTGAATCTTAAATTATAATCTCCGGTTTCTTGATCCAAATATGGTACCTTTTTCATTTGGTCCATAATACGTTGCATATGATTGTCAACTTCATTTGGTGGAATATTACCAATATCAACTTTGAAAATGCGTTTTTCAGGCGCACGCATAATACGATGAATTAACATTGCGTCTTCCATCAAACTCAATTGTTTCCAAACACGTCGGGCGCCTTCTAAAGTACTTTTTCCATATGGGAGAAAGTTACTATCGCTCAATAATCTAAAATGAGCAATTTGATAGTTCTCCAAATCCTCCATCTTGTTTCCATATGGCAAATTGACTTGAAATTTAACAAAGTTTTTATTGGTCAAATGTGCATTTTCTACACGTGTTACATAATATGTACTCAATGGTTCTACCAAATAAACACCATATTCAGGGCTAATATGAAGTCGTAGATAAAAATCACCATATTTAACCATACACCGTGACCAACTCCATAAATTAAACTCTATGTTCAAAATATCATAGAATAGATTGTGCAAAATGTTTTTAATTTCATCGTTGGAAGATTTGATATGAATTACTTCACCCATTTCATTTCGGGTTGTACATTCATCTGCATAAATGTCCAACGCAGATGATAGAATTGGATCCATATCCATTGTATCATAATCACGAAATAGTTCTACACGACTGCTTTGATATGATAAATTAAAATCTCTAGTATATTGATTATACGAAGTAGTACGTAATCTATTAAACCTGTCTCTTAAACTATTACGATCTGTAGCGTACTGAATTTCATCAGTATCAATAACTTTTAGTTTTTTACCACCAATGTTGCGAACGATCACGTCGTTTGAAAACAAACGCTTCAAACGAGCGAATAAAGACCGACTCCGTAATTCTTGAAAAGATTTATCTGACATATGATTTATCTATAATATATAAGTATTTACATCAACCAAGTTAAACTTTCTTTTTTGTCATTTACCGTGAAATCCATAGTTTTATGATGATCTGGTACCGCGCTTACTTGTTTCGGAATTGAAATTTGACTTGAGACTTTTGATATTTTTGAAATGATTGCACGGTTATAAGCTATTTGTTCATTTCTAAGCTTCAACGCTGTTTCACGTATCCACAATCCAATTCCAATTGCCATAACTAAATCGTCATTATAACCCCTCATCGCTTCTGCTTTGGGTCCGTTCCAAACGAACACATTCAGTTCTTCATATAATCTTTTAGACTTCATAATCACTTGTTTTTGTCTAAAAAATAACTCCAAATTACTTACGATTAAAGGTCTATTTTTACTAGTTGTTGTAAATCCAGGAATTAACTTTTTATCAGCTGTATTTAATTTATTAGAATATGTTTTTTCTACATCAATCACCGTCAAATCAGTTGCGCTATAAAACGTATTTTGATAGTCTCGGTCAATAATTTGTTGTAATGTAGCCCACCCTATAGTGTTATTTTCTACCACCAATAAAGCATTGTTATATTCAGTAGCAACACTAACCAATAAGTTTCCATAATCTTTTGTAGTTAACTGACCTTTATATTCAGCTACTTGTTCCAATGTTTCTATATCTATAACGTGGAATGCACTAAAATCACCACCGTCTCCTCTAGCACAGTCAGCTGTCAATATGTAGTTTTTACTATAATTAGGATAATCCCAGATCCATAGGTCTTGATTGTTACCTCGCTTTTCAACAGGATCTTTTAGATGTGTTTGTTTGTAAAACTCAAGAATATCTACACTTACAACTTGATTACCAGATGTACTAAAGTCGCAATCACATTCTTGTGCTGCACCTTTTACTCCTGACAACTCAGTTTGTTTATCTCTCCACGTTTGATCTCTTTCTGGGTGTAAATGCCAAGGTAATCTAATTGTTTTAAAATTATTCTTGCCTTCTTCAGATTCAACCCAAATTTTATGGAAGAAATTGCCAACACCGTTTGGCGTACTTAGTATAATAGCTCTACCACCAGTAGACAGTGTATATTGAGAAGACAGCCAAATTTCTTCAATACCATCGATAAATGCGGCTTCGTCGATAATTAGTAAAGATAGTGCTGATGAACGACCTGCTGTGCCGGCGGATGAAACTGCTTTGATTTGTGAACCATTTTTTAATCGTAATGACAATCTATTATCTTCTACACAAGGAACTTTTAACCAACTTGGAAGGTTATCGTTTGCAAATCTTACCTTAGTGACAATTTCTTTCGCTGTTTCTTGCGTAATACTAATACAAAGAATGTTCTTATCATTATGAAATGTCATTAACCACAAACTATAAGCGGCTGTAAGGGTACTGATACCCATCTGACGACTCTTAAGAACAATGTTTAATTGATTATCAACAAAGTTTTGTAAAGCATCTTCTTGAAATGGATATAGTTCAAATGCAACCGTGCCTCTAATAGGATGTTGAATCTTAACATACTTCTTCATAAAGTATATAGGATCCTCTATACACTTCTTATACTCTTGTTTTATTATTTCTCTGAGATTTGGCTGACTCATATTTTTCTTCGTATTCTTTTATCTTAGGGGTCAGTTCATCTAATCGTATATCAATAACCCCTATATCTTTAATTAAATCTTCAAATATTTTATTGTAATCTATATTGCCATCCCATTTTTCAAATGATCCATCTTCTTCAAGAAATGTAACATCTTTATCTTTATTTTCTTCACAGAACTTTTTACTTTCTTCAAACTTTTTCTTATAATCTTCTAAAATACTACGTTCATTTTTTAAATCCTGCAGTTCATTATAGACATCAAACATACCCATCAATTTTAACTCAGTTTGAAAATTAATAAAACAGTCGTAACAATATCCAGTTTTAGGCCAAACTCGGTCGTCCAAATAATTGCCCCATCGAACATCCATATTACACGTTTTACAACGTTTTTCATTAATAATCGTGGCACGTTTTGAAACTCTGCGTTTACTATTATTCTTCCAAACCCATTTGTGTCCTTGACTATCCTCCCATTCTTCACCTTCTTTGCGTTTATTGTTCTCCAAATTGGCATCGTAGCCAACTTGTACGAATGGACGATTGCCTTCTAGGTAATCTTTAACGATGCCTAGATTACTTTTACCTGATGCTTTCTTCATAACAAATACGTATTTAATTTATTTCTTAAACTTACTTCCAAGACCTTTTATAATAAAACTTCCTGTAATTTTAAATGGATCACTGTAAATACTTGAATCTCTCACAACTATACCTTCGTGTTTTTCTAAATCGCCAATTTCACTGGTAGCATTTTTTAATATTTCGTCTCCCAATTTAATTGTGGTTAAATAAACAATAGTATCATTAACTATTTTATTTACATCTTGACCGGCAAAATCTTGACTGATATTTTTACTATCAACCGATTTTAAAAATTGTTCACGGGTAATCAGTGGCGTTTTAAACTGTAATCCTTTTAACCAGTCTTTCAAAGACTTAGTTACAGCTTCACCTGTGGGATACAACGTAACTGATTGCGTCAAAACACTCGCTAGGTTTGGTTTTGATTTGAAAGTAGTATCAACACTACCCAATACCTTAAAACCACTCTTCATAGCAACCACATTTAATTTGTTTATATAAGATTGCATAGCTGTTTTATCATACGGTATTTCAACAGCTTCTCTTGATTTAACACTTCCATCTTTACCAAAAGTTTTTGGCTTAATTTCTTTTAACCCGTGAATAGCTAAAAAGTTTCCAATTTCTCCATATCCAAGTACATTTGTTTGACCCTCTACATATTCAATGTTGAATAGTATATTAGGATTATCTAATAAACCCAATGTCTTTAACTCAGTTTGTGTAGATGAAATTGCTGCGTCGAATATATTAATAACTTTAGCCCCTATATTGACAAATCCATGACCAGCTCCAAATCTTGTTTGTAAGTCCTCAGGTCGCATTCCTTTAATATCAAGCGGTTTTGCTGATCCACGATCCATTACAAATTGACCGTTTACCATACGAATACTTGCATTAACACCGTCAATCTTTACACTGCCAGCTCCTTGTTTTAAAGATTTAACTGATTTTGCAAATACATCTACCAATTTAGCGCCTGTATCGGCAAAATCAAATGGGTGTGCCATATGTCCACCAACACCGCCTTCACTAATTACTTCGTTTAATATATTATTTAGTCTTATCATATGGTTTTAAAAATGTTTTATCAAATACAGGAATTGCTTTTTTGTAAGAACTCTTTGTTTCATCAAGAGCATTATCTGTAAATTGCCAATTCCAAAATAATTCATTTGGCGTTTTGAATCCAAAAAATTGTAATACTTCTTTTTGTGTTTGAGTAACATCTTTTCCATTCCAATTTTGACCAGTAGCAATAAATCCTGAATCTATATCTTTTACTATATTACTTTCACCCAAAGTAGAATGTCTGTTCTCAATCCACGTCAATCTCTCAATTAATTTCTGATAAAAACCGTTGGCTTGTCCCCATCTCACACTAGCAAAAAATAAAACGACATCACTTTCAAATAATTCTTTACTTATTTTCCATAATTCATCACTTTTATTATTTATACTAGCCCAGCAACGATGATCACCTGTAGGATTTTTCTCTTTATCTTTTAATGAAGAATCTTTTGTTCCACAATGATTTCCCCATTTAGATGATACGTTACCCTCACACGGAAATATGTTTAACTTGGTTGTATCAATCAAAGTTACTTTTTCTTTACCAAGTAATTCTTGTATTTTAAATGCAAGTTGTGTACTTTTAGCAATATCATCTTTATGTCCACTCCATCTATTACTAGTAGTTAATAATAGTACTTTGTTTTTGGTACGTAAATAATCTATTGTTTTTTTGTATTTACGAGCATAAAGATCCATATCTTGCTCGCTCTGAGGAAGTTTGGCTTCTAATAATAAATCGGTTAAACTGATCATTTTGCTAATTGGTCTAGTTTAGATTGCATAGTCATACCACGTATAACTTCAGGCGTACCACCATTATCTCTATTAAAATAACGCTTATAATTACTTAATGCTACATCCAATTTAGCTTTATCAATAGTCCCTTCAGATAACATTTTTTTTACCATTTCCAAATTATTAACCACTAATACATTGGTATCAGTGATAACTCTGTCGATTAATATTAATAGGGATGGATCAATTGATTCTTTAACTTGTGGTTTGGTTAAATCTTCAATGATTTTAGTCAGTCGTATCATAATATATAAATATACCCATCAAATAAAAAACCCCGCTTATTTCTAAGCGGGGTTCGTTATTATATTTACTTTAGATTAGGAACTAAAACTAGCACCTGTTGGTAGAATGTTGAAATCAAGAATAATGAATTCAGCAGTTCTAGTTGGTTGGATGAAGATTTGTCCGTAAAGAACATTACGATCAATCAAGTCAGGAGTATTGTTTTCATCGTCCATTTTGACTTGGAATGCGTAGATACCGTTACGTTGTTGTACTGATTCCAAGTATGGAGTTACAATACTCAAGAAACGATTTCTTGTAGAAGCAACGTTTTGTTCGAATACCAAGTAGTTGCTTGAACTTGCGATAAACTTCTTCAAGTTGATCAACAAACGACGTACATTGATACGATCCAAAGCGCTTGGGGCGATTTGTAGAGTCTTTTGACCCCATACACAGATACCTTGACCGGGGAATGCTGCGATTGGATTTACACGACCTTCGTACAACGTATCACGTTCACCGTGGGTTACACGATCAAGTACTTGTACAGCGGTTGCAATACCACCACGGTTTAGACCTGCTGGAGCGTACCATTCAGCAGCGGAGTTATCGTTAGCAGCGTAAACTGCTGGTAATACCACTGAAGGAGGAACATTGATAATCTTGTTGGTGTTAGTATCTAGGATCTTAACCCAAGGATAATAAGTACCTACATAATTACTGTCGATTGTGGCTACACTGTTGATAGCTGCATCAATCAATCCTACGGTTTGATTGCTTGCTGGGAACACTACGTTATCCATAATGTAGAAACAATCTTGACGAGTTTCACACATATCGATAACCAATTCAGTTACATAACTGTGTTGTTCACGGAATATACCTGGGGTTACAATCAAGTTGATATCAAATTCATCTGGATTACCGATTGCAGCAATAGATTGCTTATAAGCGATACTACCAGGACTATTGATATTTGTACAATCTAAACCTTGTGTATTACCAGCTGTAATATTACCACCCACATTGATTGGAATTGCTGGCCATTGACCTTCAAATCCGCCTTGGAATCCAAGTACGAACTTACGTAGTCTGACATATGTAGATTCATTTACAGCGTCGTAAACACTTGGAATACTACCACTCAATGTTGGAGATAGTAATGATCCTGTACTCACGTATGTACCCTGAGCATAGAATTTACTATTTGTTGTACCCCATACCTTATCTTCTAAATCGAAGTCGATATTTGCACCATTACTATCAGTTGATCCATAGTATGGCAATGGCTTGAAGTATTGCTTAGTGTTATTTTCTACACCTACACCAAATGAAGATGTTGGATATAGAGCTTGAATTTCAGTGTCAGTACCTGGTACACTACCAAATACTGTACCTGATGGATACTTACCAGGCCCTAGACCGTAGATACTTGCCTTACTGTATTGTATAGCAGGTACATAACTACTTGCAGTACTATCAATAGGTGTACTATATGATTCAAATCCGTATGGTACGCAACTTACTGGGTAAGAAACGTCACTGGCTTCAATTCTGATATACTTACTTAATGTGGTAAAATCACCGAATTGAATTATTTTACCAGCATAAGTGATATATGCATATCTGTTACCAATTCTACGAGCAACATAGTTTGCGGATTCTGGATCCAAATTCAAGTTTTGATAGATTTCCAAATACTTTGGCTTCTTATCAGTATCACTATAAGCACGTACTGATAGTGTGAAACTACCCCATTCACTGCCTGGGACAGTACCAGACAACTTAACGTTGCTGATTTCAATCTTGAACTTAGTGTTACTTGGTGTGCCATCGCTCAAAGTGTGAACTTTGAACAACTTGAACTTAGTTGGTGAAGCGGCTACATCAGCACTACCTTTGAATGGAGCAATCTTTTGACTGTAGATCCAAGGGGTAGAAGCATTGGTGATGCTAAATTGACTATCGCCGTTATTCAAATCAGTACTATATTGATCGACAAACTTTAGAGGTTCGCCAACAATTGAACTTCCTGATAGATTGCTTGTGCCTACTTGTAGTTTCCATCCATAAGCACTTGTCTTTTCAGCTACGAACTTCTTGATGCTATCTTCGAATAGAACGTAGTTGTAAGCAGCTTCAACTTTTTGACCAGCCACTTGTTTATTAGGATTGCCAACGGTTGGATCCATACCAAATACGTCTTTGATATAGTTATTATCGTTTTCATTTAAACTGAAGTCGTAGTAACCATATGTACCAGCACTTGTGCCACCAGCTGTATTTGTATAACTATACTTTAATGCCAAGTTGTAAACATTTGCATTAGGGTCGATTACATTCTTATATGGGAATGTACTACTTGTCAATTGGCTCAATGTTGAGGTATTGAATCCGTATACTTCATAATCATTGCTAAATTGTGTAGAAGCATTTTGGGTATTTGCTAATACTGACAAGATCAACTTTTGACGACCTGTTAGTACTGGATTACATTGATCTGGGCTTGCATTGTCTTGACTTGTAAATGCGCCACTATACTTACCGAAGTCACCACTTATCACACCTATTACTTGTAGACCGGCTACACAACTTCCAACACCACGTAGTGAATGGAAACTACCACTTTGTAGTGTTAGTGTTGTGCCTGCTTCTACATTGAAGTTTGATAAATTGTAAGCGATATTACCATTGAAGTAAGATGAACTTACTAGATCAACGGTTGTTGTACTTTCATCAAATGCTGTGGCCACGGATGTTTCGGCATCTATATTTGCGCCTTGTAAACTTGATGTCAACAAGAAGAATTTAGTACCAACTGGCTTTGCATTACCATTTGCTAGAGTAGCGGTACTAAATTTACGTACTAATAACCCAGAAGAAACTGTACCGATATCAACTGTTTTATTAGCGTACAAGATACTACCACTTAACTTACCTACACCGTCAGCGTCATCTGCAGTTACACCACTTGTTACAGCTGCGGATCCGAATTTTACATTCAACGATCCACTGATTGTCATCGTCGAAATATCAATGCGTTGTACCAATTGAATTGAAGAACTCAATCCAGCACCACTCAAACTCGCAGTTGTAAATGATAATGATGAATTTGCACCGTAGTTAGCAAAAACCAAACCAAATGTATTTGGAGCAGTAAATGATGCGGTTAAGTAATTATTGTTTGAACTATCAAATGTTAGTTTGAACTTACTTGAACCACCACCTCCGACAGTAACACTACCACTTATACGCGATTTATCAAAATCAAATGCGGCCAAAGAATGATCTACTGAAGATCCCGCTTTTGCAACTTTACCGTTTCTGGCAACAACAGAGCTGCTAAACAATTCATAATGTCTTGTGGAAACAACTTTGTATACTTTACCCAAACTGGATGAAGTTGCCAAAGAAGCTGAAAGTGCATTGATTCCAGTAACACTTCCGACTGTAGCTAAATATGATGAAATTTCAGCAGTTGTTGCTCTCGTAAATGTAGCTGATCCTGTTATACCACTGCCTACTGAACCCTTAATTTCAGCCGAACCAGTGATGTTAACAGCGGTACTAGTTTGTTGATAATTAACGTTTGATACATAGTCAGTAGTATCAATATACATAAATGAAGCTGTTGTGATAGCTCCTTTATCAGCGTTTCTGTCCCAGATACCTGGTTGGGCATATACAATCAATGGATTCTTTTGCCAGTAACCGGTTAGACCACCTACACGAACAATAGTAACTATACCTTGTTGTAGTAGATATTCTTTCGCTGTGTATGGTCCATAATACACACCATCAGCGACACCGAATCTTGTTTCCAAGTCGGATACGCTGGTTATTGTATTTGGAAAAAACGCTGGTCCGTCAGCGAATGGAGCAATAATTGCTCCTCCAATGTTTGCTACTCCTTGAGCCAGACCGGAGAGGTCATTTTCACGTGTGAATACACCTGGGCTTACTATATTTTGTGTTGGGGCGAATCTTCCGCCTTCTGTTATTGGCATAATATTAATATCCTTTCGAAGTTATATTTAATTTATAAATATAACTGAAAAATCCAAGAACTAACTATTTATTATATCTTTAAATTTTTTGTTCTATTAATAATTGATCGATAACATCAATAACCATCTTTGGGGTTATTTCTTTGGTACATTCAAATTCTTCTTTTTTATCTGATTTTGGACACCATTTCCAATTTCCCTTATCAAATAAAGAATCATTCCAACATCCTGTACATACTGAGTGATTTTGCACTCTATATGGAGTTTCAAATTCAGCATATGGATAAGAAAACCCACTAATAAGTACAACTGGCTTTTTAACTGCCCAAGCTAACCAAGATAAGCCAGATGGTAAACCAATAAAGAATTCGCTGTGGTGTATCTGATTCATACGATCCACAAGTGGTTTATCTCCTGTATAATCTAACGCATTTGATGGCATATTGTTGACACAATCCCGGCCATTACCAAATACTTTATGTTTATCGATACAAATTACTTCAAAATCTTTGGATTTAAGATACTCGATTACTTTTTCCCATCCGCCTTTATTATTCCAATATTTGGCTTGACAGGTACTTTGTGTTGCGATAGTAACATATCTTTTCTTTAGTGGTCGTTCTTTGATTTTAAAATCAATCAAAGGCGACTCTGGTTCATATGGCAATCCCAAATAATCACTTGCTATTTTTTGCAGTGGTTGTTTTCTAGGATCAGATTTACATCTATCATTGTTTGCTCCATTTTCGTCAACATAATATCCCAATTTGTAAGTAGCGAATACATCCGATACAAATTTGTTATTGTCAATAAACTTAATTTTAGGATATTTTTTCTCAAAAATATTTTTTAAAGGCAATTTTACGTAAAGATCGCATTCGTGTTTCTTTCTGAATTGTTCTATGATAGGCATCCAAGCTAATTGATCGCCTAAAGAAAAACTTTCATATTCAATCAATACCTTTTTATTCTTTAAATTAAATTTATAAGTTTCTACCAATTCATTTGTCTTATTATCTTTAATATGAATTTCATAAGGAATGTAATATGTAAAATTACAACTTCCCCACCAATTATGTTTTAAATCAGTTTCGTACTTAATCGTGTCGTCGTCACTATTATAGAATGTGACGTGGAAACTTTGATCTGTATCCAATGGATTGTCTACTTCTATCTTAGCTGCGTCATTGAACGTATATTTAAATATAGCTTTTGTTTTAATACTTTGTTCATTCTTTTTTATATTTTCATAAACATTAATATGACGAATGGCGAATAATCTTTCGGTATAGTGATCATATAAATCAATTAATTGATGCACGCGATTGAAGTAAGAATTTTCGTTTGCGGATTGAAGTGCTTTATTTTTATACGTGTCATAATCACTAGTTATCGTTTGTACAGCAGACTTGATTTGTTCTACATTGCGATCAACTACAATCATACCGTTATATGATTTTTCTTCAAATGTACCTACTACAGGTAAACCACAACTCATTGCTTCTAACAAAGTTAAATTGGGATGTCCGGCTTCTAATTCAGATGGGTGTAAAAATATAGAATGATCATTGTATAAATTAATTAATTGTTCCTCCGTTAAATCAAATAGCTTGGTTAATTTATCGTAATTATTTAATTCAGAATCTAAATGATCAAAGAACTTTTTATTATTTGATGGACCAGCAATTGTAATTGGATATCCTAATTCTTTAGCAACTTTAATTGCGTATACAAATCCCTTTCTGTCATAAGATTGATTATTCGCATAACCATTATTTGCAACGCATAACAATTTATTTACATCGTTTTTATTATTTTTGCACACGAATACATCTGTGTTAACCGCGTGAGAAAAGTAACGTAATTTCTTACTGCCAAAATAATCAACCAAATATTTGGCTGGACATGTTGATAGTACACTGTTCTCAATAGCTTGAAGGTTTTCTTTATATACATCTGACTCTTTACCATATAAATAAGAATGGTGATCGTGTAAACTAAAGATATACGGTATACCACGTTTATGACATTCGTTCGCAAGATTTGCTACGTGGACGTGTACAATTGTGTCATCCGCATAATGAATTTCATTCAAATATTTTATTTGACAATCCAATCCTTTATTATTTAGAAGCTGGTAGTAATCCCAAATAATTTTTTCAACCGCTCCCCATCCATTGGGTGGAATAGGCAATAAACCCAGATTAACTTGTATAATTTTCATTGTGTAATATCAATAGAACCGTTAATATCTATATCCTCAAGTCGTCTAAAAGATTTTTTATAACTCCTCAACAAAATTTTATTTTGATCATATAGATTGTTTTCGATTTCGTAAAAGTTATCATTTTCAAAATCATTTGCTAAATAGAAGCAAACTTTATCTGATACATTGTATGTATGATAATTCTCCATTGTTCCGTTCTTTTTTATTATTATCTCATTTATTCTATCATCTACTTTATTATTAATATAAGTTAAAACGCCAAACTTATTTATATTCTTCATTCTCAGTACAGATAGATATTCTACCATCGAGAATAAATTATTCTTACTATTACTTAAATAAGTTTCTTCGTTGTTTGTATAATCTATGTGTAAATCATTTTTATAAGAAATTAGTTTGTTATAATAAAATTGTTCTAATCCATTTGAAATATTCTTTTTAGTAACAAAATCCATATAATCATCCGGCGTATAATATTTGAATTTTTCCAAAAAGAATTGAGTATTAATTCCATGGAACACTGTCTTAAATGTATCTCCCTCTAATGCTTTATCATAAAAAAAGAATGCTTTTTTATTAATCAGGATATCATCAACGTCATATAACTTTGAAAAATCTAAATCTGAAATAATCATATCATAATTAAAGCAAATTGCATTTTTATATCCAATTTTATTTGCTAGAGATATACCGTTATAATAGTTTATTAATACAGCGAGTCCATGATAGTTGTCACAATCCGATGGTGGAAAGTATAAACTAATTTTAGTGTTATTTAAATCGTATGTCCACCTATTATAGAAGTTGTGTTTTAAAATAGGATTATTTGCATCATAAACATAGTGATCAGCTGCTTTTTGTAAATTCACACTAGCTGGATAATGTGATGACAATAATACTTTATACCCAGCTTTTTTAGCTTGATTAATTGATTCTAGTGTCGTATCTTCAACAGCTTTAAAATTTGGATGCGTTGATATAATAACTACTGTATCTTTACTTGATGTTTTGTTAGAAATTAAATTAACCACTTCCAAATCTGAATTCATCCCCAATTTATTTTTTATAAGTTTTACATTGCGGTTAAAATTGGTTTCATCCAAATACTTTATATTTTCAAACACATTATATCGGTTGAGATAAACAGGCAAATTATATAATAGCGATGGTATATTATAAGAGATAGCTTCTTTAATTACAATTGGAGCTGTTTCTTTATCGGTAGCGTGTCCTCTACTAGTGAATAAAAACAAATCCATACAACTATAGAAGTTCTCTACATCTTTTCTTTCACCCCAGACTTTTACGTTGGATGGTAAATTTTCTAATATAGGCTGCCAATATGTTTTAAAGTTGTCGGCCATATTACCCAAACAATGAAATTGAACGTTTTCATTTTCCATTGCTCGAGCGTATTCTACAAATTCTTTTTGATTTTTCCGTGGCGTAAATAATCCGACATGCAATACATGTTTTTTAGTTTCATCCAATCCCAAAAAGTTTAGTCCCTCCGTTCTATTTTTTCTACGTTTAACTGCAATTGGATACTCAATAACCGCCGTGTTTACATTTAACGATTCAAGATTTTGTTTTTGATAATTACTTACAAAAGTAAACTGATCTGGAAAAACTCTTTTTTTCTTAGGATCAAAGCTGCTATCGTGTGATGTTTCAACGATCAGATATTCTCTATCTTTATTATACAATTTAGTCGCTAAATTAACATCCATAAAATACTCTGGCATTTCTTCAAGATGAATAATATCAGGCTTTATGTCATCTATTAGTTTAAATAATTCAAACTTGTTTGACGAGAGTGTGTAAAATCTTCCTCCGCATATTTTTTGAAGTTGTTTTCGTTGTACAACCAAAACCCCTCCCGTAATATCATCATATTCCACACAATATATTTCATAATCATTTATCAATGATTGTATCTTTTTTAACAAAAACTGAGGCAATCCGCCAGTGGAAAGATGTGGCGCTATAAACAATATTTTTTTCATAATTTACTTGTTGAGATAGATCGCATTCATATGTGATAGATTATGATCCAAAGCATTTTCTTTGTGAATCAATTTATATCCTAAATTTTTAAATCTATTAATTATCTTTGGAACATTTATACCATCGTTGTAATGAAATTCAAAAAATATACTATGGACATTTTTAAAAAATTCGTTGCTCGTACTTTCAAAAAATGTATATTCAGCTCCTTCAATATCAATTTTAAAATATGTTGGTAATTCCAAGTTATTATTTGCTACAAATTTTTCTAAATTAATAGCATCCACTTCAAATGTACCTGTATCACTAATCTTGGATCCTACCGTCCATTCTGTAGTACCAAATTTTACTTTTTTAAAAGTACCATCGATTGCATTATTAAATGTCGTTACATTTTTTCCATACTTATCTAAGTTATAATTCAAATATCCAA